ATTGGGAAGTTATGTCTGATGATGGTATGAACAAGTTTCTAAAATTTTGTATCACTTGTATCTTTTTATGGATGGGATATCAAGTCGTACTAGCATTGATTGAGAGGTTTACATGAAACTAAGATATTCAGAAGCATTTTATTCTGTACAAGGAGAAGGCCGCTTTGTTGGTGTTCCTTCTGTGTTCTTACGTACATTTGGTTGTAATTTCCGTTGTATGAACTTTGGGTTGCCAAGAGGCGAGCCTATGCGAGATGTTAAGCAAAAGCAAGGTATCATACATAATCAAGAAGTACAAGGATTGATTGACAATAACGTTCATAAGGATACAAAAGAATTTAATGATTTGCCTATTATACACACAGGTTGTGATACTTATGCTAGTATCTATCCTGAATTTAAACATTATAATATGCTTAAAGGAGTCGATGAGGTAGTAGAACATCTTTGTAGTCTTACACCTAACGGTAAGTGGGTACAAGATAACGGACAAGATATTCACCTTATCATGACAGGCGGAGAGCCGTTGTTAGCGTGGCAACGACTTTACGTTGAATTATTTGAACATCCACGCATGAAGGATTTGAAGAATGTTACATTTGAAACAAACACTACGCAACTTCTTCACGCAGACTTCAAGAATTATTTACAGGATCAAGACAGATTTGAAGTCACTTGGTCTTGTTCCCCAAAACTCTCAGTTAGTGGAGAACCTTGGGAAACTGCTATCAAGCCTGAAGTGGCTAGGGATTATGCTGATGTGGGCAATAGCATTATGTATCTTAAGTTTGTTGTTGCTGATAGAACTGATATCGAGGAAGCTGGTAGAGCTGTCGACGAATATAAAGCCGCTGGTATCCACTGTCCGGTCTATCTTATGCCGTTGGGCGGAAGAAGCGAAGAATACAATCTTAACGTTCAAGAGGTGGCTAACATCTGTATGGAGAAGGGTTGGAGATTCACGCCAAGACTACACATCAGTCTCTTCGGAAACGCATGGGGAACATGAGGCATACGAAGAACAAGATAAGAGTGGAGATGGCCTTGACGAACTTAGAAAGAAAGGACTAATATGAACTGGGAAAAAATGAAAAAAACTTTAGGTATAAAACCTAAAATTATGGATACTCAGAAAAAACTTTCACCTGAAGAAGAAAGAAGAGCTGTTCTTGCCAAGGAAAAAGAACAAGCAACTAAAGATGGCAAACCTTGGGTAGGAGTTTTGGATACAAAAGTGAATCCAGAGAACATTAGGAATGGTTTCTTCGAATTGGATTGGAATAACGAATTCATCGAACAGTTACTAGATGCTGGTTATTCTGGAGAAAGTAATGAGCAAATAGTTGACGCATGGTTTAAAACTATTGCTAGACAAGTGCTAGAAGATGGTGGAGAAGATCCAGATAGAGGTGCTGGATACATCGATACCAAAAAAATTGATGAAGACAAATCAGAAATTTCTTGACAAACTAACAAATAGAAAGTATAGTAATAATATGACTTACATACTTGTAGATACTGCTAATACATTTTTCCGTGCTAGACATGTAATCCGAGGTGACTTGGAAACAAAGATAGGTATGGCATTACATATCACACTAGGTGGTATAAGAAAAGCATGGCAAGATTTTGAAGGTGCTCATGTTGTGTTTTGCTTGGAAGGACGTAGTTGGCGTAAAGACTTTTATGAGCCTTACAAAAGAAATAGAAGTGATGCTCGTGCCGCACTAACAGAAAAAGAACAAGAAGAAGAAACAGTATTCTGGGAAATGTTTGATGAGTTTAAAAATTTTGTATCAGATAAAACAAATTGTTCTGTACTACATCATCCTCAACTAGAAGCAGATGATCTTATAGCAGGTTGGGTACAGGCTCATCCTAATAACAATCATGTAATTATTAGTACTGACGGTGACTTTGCTCAACTTATTGCTCCTAATGTATCACAATACAATGGTGTAAGCAATACTATTATAACACATGAAGGTTATTTTGATGATAAGAAACGTCAACCTGTAATAGATAAAAAAACTGGTTTACCTAAGACTGCTCCTAATCCTGAATTTATGTTGTTTGAAAAATGTATGAGAGGCGATACAAGTGACAATGTTTTTTCAGCATATCCTGGTGTAAGAACAAAAGGTACAAAAAACAAAGTAGGACTTTTAGAAGCATTTGAAGATCGTAAATCAAAAGGCTTCAATTGGAACAATCTTATGTTACAAAGATGGACTGACCATGAAGGTGTAGAACATAGAGTGTTAGATGATTACAATAGAAATGTAACACTATGCGATCTTTCTGCTCAGCCTGGTAACATTAGATCTATTATTAATGATGTTGTAGAAGATGCCATGGAACCTAAAAAGATTTCACAAGTAGGATTACATCTTATGAAATTTTGTGCCAAGCATGATTTACAACGAATAGCAGACAACGTTCAGCAATATGCTGAACCATTACAGGCAAAATACGCATAGGAGGCAAATATGTCAATAAAAGCAAAACCAATACTTAAAAATAAATTTTGGATTATTGAAAATAACGGCGAAAGAATAGGCACATTATCTAAACAAGAAGATAAAAGATATCTATATAGTTGTGCTACAGGTACAGAATACTTTACAGATACAAAAAGTTTTAATTCTTTTATCGGAGGTGTTAGTTGGGATAAAGCAAGTATTTCAGATGCTGGTGCTAAAAAAGAAATACACGGATTTTCCACTTCTACAAATCCACATAACGTAATTTACAATGTACAAAAGAAACTGCCTTTGTTTACAAAAAGTAAAAAAAGCAAAAGTTTATATTGTGCCGGTTACTACATAATTAGATTTGATAAAGGTTGGGTAAGAAGTTTTTGTCCTAAACTATCTACTCTTGAAACATATAATTATAAAGGACCTTTCAAAACTGAATTTACAATGAGAGAGGAATTAAAAAATGCAAACAAAAGAAGCACTTAACACAATTCCAATACAAAAGTTTATCCAGCAAGTAAAGGTTGCTGATTCAGGTCAGCATAAAGAAATAAAAATGAGCATCCAAGAAGCTAAGAACTTGATGTTTTCTATGAGTACACTACTTGCTAATAACCAAGGTAGATTAGAACAGTTAATAGTTGATAATAAAACGACTGGTGAAGAAACTGTTACAATATCAATGGACGGCGGTTCAGGCTGGAAGTAAACTACTAATATTACTTAAAAAAGAGATAAATATATGCGTATATAATTTAAAAGGATACGCATATGAGTAGACCAAAACCTACAGTTATATTAGAGAACATAGATAAAAATAACTATAAATGCGAGCAAATACTTAAAGCAGAAGCTATTTGGGCTGTGTTTTATAAAGGTGCTCCGTTTAACTTAAAAACATCAAATGCTCTAACAAATTATCCAGGACCAAAATATAAGAAGGTTTCCTTCTCTAATCCAGGTCACGCACACAACCTATCCAAAAAATTAAATGAAATGTTTAGATGCGAAGACTTTTCTGTGTATAAACTTACGGATGGTGAAGTGGTTACGGATGAATGAATTCGAAAGAAACATACACTAAGATCTTCCTAAAACAGGCTGACATTGCTATAAGTGAAACATCATTAAAGCAATACATGCCTCTTTGGTGGCAAAATACTAGAGGCAAAGAATCTGGAGGTTTAAGACTCACAGATGATGGCTTTGATTTTTTAGTTGAAAAAATAGATTTACAAATGTACGAAGTTCCTTTTCCAAAAGATTTCAAACTTACTACCCAAACAGTTATATTTTTAGATAGATTTATAAACTGTCCATACTATCTTACTCCAAGAAGCATATACGTAACGGACGAAAAGAAGTCAATGGAACTACATCTTTTTTCCGGTGATCTCCGCAAATACGGATTAGTAAAAGCCATAGAACGCCAAAAATAATTTATATTTTGGTAAAAAAGAGGTTGACTTTTATCTAAGTGATGCTATACTGCATACATAGTTAGAAATAGGCACTGACTTAGAAAAAGGAGTACAACATGGAAAATATCGCACTTAGAACAGTTTCACCGAATGGCG